TTGTTAGATACTGTTAAACCATTACCATCTATATTTGCAATCTGAGTAGAGTTAGAAACAAAACCAATACTACCTGAACCTGGTCTGATTAGCCCAGTGTCGGTATCATTTGAGAAAGTAATTGAGGGGGAACCCGTGGAACCGTCTGGGAATGTACCTCCTGCATTTAGATAATCAGCAGTTGCATATATTATTCCAAAAAATGCATGACCATTAGTAGGTGCAGAACTAAAAACTATATTTGTTCCAACTAAATTAAATCCTGAAGCACCTGTAGGATCAGGTTCTTGAATAACACCGTTTACTGATATTAGAACTTGTTGAGGTGATTTTGGAAAAGGAACTGGAGCAGAACTAGCAACTTGTAATGCAAAACTTGTTTCGCTGCCATCAAATCCACTGCTTATGTCATCAATTAATCTATAATCGTCAGCAGCACGAATAGTATTTCCAATATATGGCATAGCAGTTTAA